ATTATAAAGCACTTCAAGCTTTTGCAGGAATTGATTTACAAAATGATAATGAAAAATGGAAGAAATTTGTGATGAATAATCGCTTGGGAGGAACGGACATTAGGCACCTTATTCCAAAATGTTTGCATAATATAGATCAGGGGTTTGATTTTGCATATGGCCCTGTTGCAGATTCTTCGATGGCGCCTTTAGTAAAAAGCGTAATTAAAGGAACAAGGACATTTGATGAAGCTTGCGATAGGTTAATTCCTTGCAATATTAATTATGATCAGCTTTCTTTTCATAATAATTTAGCACATAATAAGTCTCTTAATTTTTTAAAACAACTTAAAGGATATGATGATGTAATAAATTATGCAGATACAATTTATAGCGACCAAGAATATATAAATTATCTTAAACATATAAATGTCATTAGAAAGGAGATGAACAAATATGAATAACTTGAACGAACTAATAGGAGAAATGAAAGAGTATGTTATAGAGTGCTTGGTAGAAGACTACAATCAAGGCGAAAAATATGCTGCTAATATTGTAGAGCAATCAAATTTTTACAAGTTTTTAGTTTCTGATCCCAATTATGTAATGCACTATAGTGTAGAATATTGGGCAGAAGACGTTGCAAATCAATATGGAATTAGTAAACTAAGTTGTTCAGTTTGTTAATTTCTGTGTTTATTTAAAACTATAAACTTTAGGGTTGGATTTTAATAAATCCAACCCTTTTTGTATTTAAATAAAAATATAATTATACTCACAACTCAACAGTATTGACACCGATTTTTTTATGTAGTAAAATAGCTATATAGAACGGTGTCAATACTTATGTTCAAAACTATTTTTATTTTTATTATCATTTTGGAGGTGTTAAGTATGATTTATGGTTATGCAAGAGTAAGTACAAAGGGACAATTAAAAGAGGGCCACTCGTTAGAGATACAAAAGCAAGAGATACTAAGCAGGTATGAAAATGCTAGCATTAAGTACGAGCAGTACACGGGAGCAACCACAGACAGACCTATATTTAATGGGTTAATTGAGATGTTAAAGAATGGTGATACCTTAGTTGTAACGAAATTGGATAGACTTGCAAGAAATACAGTCGAAGGTATACAGATAGTCCAAGATCTATTTGATAATGGAATAGCGGTTCATGTATTAAATGTAGGGCTGTTAGAGAATACAAGTATGGGAAAGTTCTTCTTAACAACTCTATTAGCGGTCGCAGAGATGGAACGCAATACAATCATTGAACGTACCCAAACTGGCAAGGCTATCGCCAAGACTAAATACGGATTTAAAGAAGGCAGGCCTAAACAGTATACTGAAACACAGCTTAGTATGGCATTGGACTTATTAAAGGAACATTCATATACTAAGGTTGCCCAAATGACAAAGATAAGTAAGTCAACATTGATAAGAGCAACAAGGGAAAGAAAATCAATTTAAGGTTAATGCCCTATTTTATGATCATCTATATATTTATTGCAAATACTTGACATTTTAATGCCATAGTTATAGAATGTATATGTAATACATATAGTAATACAATGTAATGTATTACGTAATACGTATTTAAGAATAGAAAGAAGGGTCATTATGGATGCATCAGAATTGAAAGTAAGAAGCTTCAGGGCAGATAATGAGACATATGATAAGTTCAAACAGCTTGCAGAAGGTGAGTTTGGCAATCAAGGTCAATGTCTTTCATCGCTTATTAATCTTTATGAGACCGAAAAAAGCAAAGCCATACTAACAAACCGTGGACTTGAAATAGAGAGTTTTCAAGATTATTTAAATAAGATAAGTGGATTATTCCTCACATCATTGCAACTTAATCAGGATGCAGAAGGAAGAATAAGAGAAGAATTTATAAGACAGATTGAAAGTAAAGATAATACTATTGTAGATCTTCAGACAAAAGTGGCAGACCTAAAAACTTCTAATGAATCGAATGAAGAAAATGCAAAGAGTCTAAAAGACCAGAATAATGAACTTTTATTAAAGGTGTCATCCTTAGAAAAAACTATAGATAAACAGAATAAAGACTATTTAGTTGCACTAGCCGATAAAGATAGCTTAAACAAAGCTTTAACAGACAGCTGCAATGAAAGAAAGATTGAAATTGAATCATTAAAGGCAATGATTGAAAGTACCAAAGAGCAGCTTAATAATTTAAATGCAATTGAAGCAGAAAATAAAAAATTATCAGATGAAGTTAACAAACTTAATAATGACATTGAAAAGCAAAAAGAAACTGCAGCTCTTGAAAAAGAAAAGGCATTATTGGCGGCCGAAAGACTTCATCAGCAGGAACTCAAAGAAACCGGCACGTTGCATGCTGAAGAAATAAAAGAATATATGAATAAAATTGACGCACTTAAAGATCAGCAAGAATAAGAGAATTAAACTCTCAATTTAACAAAGAGATAAAGGATTACTCTAATAAAATTACAAAGTTGCAAGAGCAATTAGAGACATCGGAGACAGCGCATCATAAAGAAATATCACAAATGAGTGAGCAGTATAATAATAAAGTCCAAAGTTTACTTGAAAAAATAGAGAATATCCAAGAAACTAAAACGGCTGAAAAAGTAACTGAATAGTATTGAATTGAGGCAGCGATGTCTCTTTTTTATTTTTAAAGGTTTTAGGAATCCTAACAAGTGGGGGCATATATGCAATGCTTGCTAATAATAAATCATTGATTAAATAGCAATTCGTAATCTAACCATTTTTTTAAAAAATTAAATCAAAACACTATATTTTTAATTAAAATTGATCAAAAATACCTAACTTTTATAAAAAATAATATTAAATTATGAAAGTTTGATATTTAAATTAATTGATTAGTTTTATAGTACCTAATTACAATTTGAATTCTAATATTTAATTCATATAAAATTGATACTAAAATAATGTACTTAAAGATTTCAGAATAAGTAACTTTTAATAAAAAATCGATAAAAACAAGGAACTTTTGTAAGATTAACATCAAAAATAAGCAACTTTTATTAAATATTTAGTTAAATTTAAAAGTCTTTAGATGTCAGATGCAATATTAAATTAGATTTTTTATGATTTTTTTAGGGGGGTTTTCCCCTTGTTTTGCTTCAGTTCGTAATAGGACTTAGAAAATCAAGTTACCTAATTATTTAGCTTTGTCTACCAATTGTTATAATTGCATAAATTTATGCTATAATTATTAGAAAATTAAGTCGCAATAGCAGAAAAATGCGAATTAAATGGAGGATGTTATATGGCACAATTTTATTTAGTTAGACATGGACAACCAGATTATAGCCCATGTAATGAAAGAGGATATATAGGACATGGCAAAGATTTGGCGCCTTTATCAAAAGAAGGTATAGCACAAGCATTGGCAACAGCATTAGACCCGAGATTAAAAAGTGCAGATATTATTGTATCTTCCCCATATACAAGGGCTTTACAGACTGCTGCAATTATTTCTCAAAAGACAAATATTGATATAACAGTAGAGATGGACTTACATGAATGGATGCCTGATTTAACCTTTCAATTACGTGTATTTGAAGAATGTTTAGACTTAACAAAAGATTTTAATAATCATAAAGGTATCTATCCTAACGGAGAGACAAAACGATGGGAAGACTTAAATTCATTAAGAAGTAGAGTTAAAAAGGTTGCCGATAAGTACGCTAATTATAATAAAGTGATAATGGTATGCCATGAAATGGTTATAAGAACATTGACATATGCAGAAAGAATTGCACCTGGTGAAATAATTGAGTGTCATTATGAAATAGGAAAAAGTTATGAACTTTATTCCTTCGCATAATAAACAAGAATTAATTCACAACTTTCTTATTTTACGTCTTAAAAGCTATACGTCACCAATGCTGTATAGCTTTTAATTAGTTTTATGCCATATATCCCACTTACTTTGCCCCTAGTGACACGGATGCTGTAATTACCCTAATTAAAGCAGATTCCAAACATGCAAGGTTTTCTTAGAAATCCCCTTGCGGCTGCAAAAGTCAAAAAAAGATAGATATTTAATACCCCAAAAACATAATTTATATAAAAAATTAAATGTTATGTAAATTTAATTTTACATTATACATTACAATCGGTATAAATATAATAGATTTTGTTTGACATATAACTGCAAAACATATATAATGCCTTGTAAACATAAATGTTTACATTTATGTAAGTGTAAACAAAAACATTTACATTTTATTTGGAGGGTATTATGAAAATTATTAGTATGGTAAATAATAAAGGTGGTGTTGGCAAAACAACGTCCACAGTTAATCTTGCATCAGCGTTAACTAAACTAAATAAAAAAGTACTTATGATTGATCTTGATAGTCAAGCAAGTTTAAGTGTTTATTGTAATGTTGAGCAAAACAACATAGAGTTTTCAATCTACAATGTTATGATGGATGAATGTGAAATTGAAAAAGCAATAATAACTACGGATTTGGGGATAGATCTTATACCGGCAACCATTGAATTAAGTGTTGCAGAAATGAGATTGATAAGTAAAATAGGCAGAGAATATGTTCTTAAAAATAAGTTGGATGATCTCAAAATTAAATATGACTATGTGTTGATTGACAATAGTCCTAGCATGAGTATTATTACTGTCAATAGTTTAACTGCATCTAAGTATTTAATTGCTCCTGTGGAACCAGAGTATTTATCCTTAAAAGGTCTTGAAGTATTGATGCAGTCTGTAAGTGAAATTAAAAAGTCAGTAAATAAAAACTTAACATTCATGGGGGTAATAATTACAATGTATAACAGTGTTACACTTCATCACCAGGAAGTTGTAGAAGTTATAAAAGAACGATACCCTATATTTAATCACTTTATAAAACGTTCTATTAAGTTTTCTGATGCAAGTCTAGCAAATCAAAGTATAATAGATTTTGCCGGGGAGAGATTTGATGGCAGCAATGCTTATTTAGAAATTGCTAGGGAGGTAATTAGTTATGAGTAGGAGAGTCAGTCTTAATGATAAAGTCAAAAGCACCATTGGAGCATTAACAAGTAATGAACCTATTGTAAATAATGATGTAAACACAAATGTAAATAGCGATAAAGATATAAACGTTTCTGAAAACGAAAACATCAACGTAAATACAAATGATGATACAAACGTAAACGTAAACAAAAATGTAAACAATGTCATTATAATAGCTAAGGAAAAGGCTTCTGAGGAACTAAAGAGGCAAACCTATTATCTAAAACCAAACACTATAAAACAAATAGAAAAAATTGCGAGACAGGCTAATATGGGAAAGTCAGAATTAGTTGAAAAGATATTAAGTGATGCATTGGCAAATATAGTTGTAAAAGACTGAGTTGAATAATAGTTGTTGATAACTGTTAAAATAAATGTTGTCAACATGTTTATAACTTTTATCTTAACTCTTTACATTTACATAAATTAGAGTTATTATTATAAACAAGAAATAAATAAAGCGTTGAATCATATTTCTAAAGTGTTGGAAGCACTTTAGAAATTCTTCAAGGAGATGAAAAGAGCATCACCTATCAGAGACCAACGCGTTATAAGCTAATTATAGCCTATATTATAAGTATAGTCAATAATTTAGTTGTATATACGCATATGGAAAATATTTGATAGAAATTGCATAGCATCACCTTGAATTAGGTAGATGCTTTTATTTTTGCCATAAAGCAACAGGTTATTAATGATAGTATTCACATAAATAAAAAAAGAGCCTTGCTTCAACAAGACTCTTTCGAGAAATTATATAGCTTAACCACCTATTAATTTCGTATTATGCGTATATTTTATCATGTGTAACTCTGTTTTGCAATACTTAATTTTTGTAAAAACGGAGGTATTTTTTTATGAGTACAGTAGCAGAGACAAATATGCGATTGTCACAAATATGTTTAATAATTAAAAGTGAATTAAATTTAGAATTAACAGAGGACCAAAAATCATACTTTAGATACATAGATCCTGAAACAGTAATTAATAAAATAGAATACCTGAAGACGTATTCAAAGCCTATAGAAAATCCTATTCATTTCCTTTGGTGCGCTTGTAAGCGTAACTATCGTACATATCAGCAAAAGTTATCTGAAAAACTTGATACTGTTCTTGAACAAGTTAAGGCAGCGGTTGAAACTGTATTTAATGCAGCCAAAGAAAATAATATTACTGATGTAAATGTAATTAGTAAGGCCTTAGATACTGCTAAAGATATCATTTCAAAAGAACAAGAAATTATTCAGGAACAGATAAGAAGGGGCAGAGAGTTCCTAAAAAATAAAAAGAAGTCTAATGATAACAATGGTAAGAACAAATTTTTAAATTTTCCTCAAACAGAATATAATTGGAACGAAATAGAGCAATTAGAAATGAAGCGTATTATTGAGAGAGCTAAAGGATTCGAAGGTATGACACCTGAAGAATTTAAAGCTAATTTATTAAGCCAAAGAAATTGAATTATACATAGTATAGGCAATGTTTTTAAAGGCATTTAGAATTTGGTGCATAATAACCTATACACGAATTTAATATGTTGGACAGGCTTTCTTAAAATTATCATAAATAGGAAGGCCTAATTTTCATGTTTAAATTAATAGATTTTTTATATTTTTACTGAATATAAATATAATTTTAAGATTAATATAGTGGTTTACAATAACTTTATCAGTATACTAACTTAACTTTAACTAAAATACTAAAAACTAAATAACTAAATAACTAATACAATATTATTAGATTTCTATGATTAATATACCTTAAAATATCAATAATGCAATTGAGGTGATTTATACGGAAATAATAAAAGAAATGATACATAAATTTTTTCATTTAATAAAACTTTTCTTACTATCAGCTGTTACAGCCTTTGCAGTAGCAGCTGCATTTATAATTATGAAGGCGCTAGTGTAGTGCTTTATTTTTTTACATTAAAATGGTACAATTTAACAAGGGGTGATGGTATATATGGTTAAAAAATACGGTTGTAAGCTTAAAGAAATACGGTTAAAGGAATATATGCAGGACAATAGATCCGAATTTGCTAGAATGTTAAATACACCATTACAGACTTATACAGAATGGGAGAATGAAAGATCATTTCCAATAGTTACAAAGGCAATTGAAGTTTCAAAAATATTAAATAAAGCTATTGAAGAGATATGGTATGAAAAAGAGTAATACTGTGTCTCTTTTTTTATTTGTAATTCACAGTTTTATGTGATAATCAAAAAAATTTTTAAATTTCACATAAGGACAGGCAAGTTTCCAAAAGATAGTGCATAAGATAAAGTATAAGATAATTGGAGGTGCTTTAGTATGGATTATGTGATAGGGGTTTGGGTTATAGGGGTCGCTGGATATGCAGTCTATAAAAAACTAATTCATGTCCACAAAGACAATGTTAAATTTGACGATGTCACACAGCATATTAAAAGATTCAAAAGAGTTAAAGACAAGGTTACTGAAACTAATAAAATTTTTAAGTAGGTGGGGGTATGAAATTTCAAATAAGCATATCTAAAGAAAACAAATCTACTGAATTAATAAATATAAATAAAAACCTAGGGATAAAGGATAAATTCAAAAACACCATACATGATCTAAGGGTAAAGCATCAAGAATTAAAAGAGATCCAGGAACTAAATGATAAATGGCTGCAGGTAATGGCACACTGTAATGCCTACAATGCAGAATTTAAGACATTTACATTGACCTATATTGTTAAGGAAATGTACGGATTTAGTTGCATGGTATTTGTACCTTATGGACTAAGTTTCAGCAAAATTGAAGCCCTGAGAGAAACAATAGAGGAATCTTTGAACTGTATATTTTTATTTAAACGTGAAAAGGGTAAAAACTGTATAAAAGCAAAGTTTATCACCAACGGCTTCAATGTAGGAAATTATTTTCCTGTTAAGGTAAAGCCATACGAATTATACATAGGAAACGGATATGATGGAATGCCGGTTGTAGTATCAATGCTTGATTTTCCTCATGTGCTGCTAAGTGGTGCAAATAATTCCGGAAAGACCAGGTGTTTAGATTGTGCATTAACAACCTTGATACATCATTGTACCAAAGAAGAACTTGAATTGTACCTGGTGCAGATAGCAAAGAGTGACTTAATAATTTATGAGGATGCAGAGCAGACAAAGGCTTTTGCTGATACATTATCAAAGACGGCTGAAGTGTTAGGCCATATACTCGGAGAAATGGAGGCAAGGGATAAATTAATCAGGCCATTAAAAAAAGCCGGCAGAGGCTCAAATATAAGCGATTATAACAAGTTAAACCCTGATAAGAAATTACCTTATTGTTTTGTTACTTTTGATGAAATGAGCAGCCTTTTTGATGTATCTGGGAATGATAAAGAAACTATAAAACTTAAAAAAGATATTATCAACATGCTAGAACAGGTATGGCAATACGGAAGAGCATTAGGGATATATGGTATTGCTTGTACTCAAAGGCCTACTGCCGATAAACTATCACCTTATGTCAAATCTCAATCAAATCTAATGATTTCATTTAAACAGAACAACCAAAAGTCAAGTGAGGTTGCGATTAATGATTCAAGCATAGCTTTATGCCTTCCAGCAAGGGTAGCTGTATATCTTACTACTGAATATGACTATTTAAAAACACCATTCATTACAGATAAAATCATAATTAAATATATCAAAAACAAGCTTGCACCATATCATAAAAACTTATTTACACCAGACGTTAAGGTTACGGATGGCAAAGCTGGAAATAAGTCAAACAAGGACATTGTAAAAGGGGGTAAGACTAAATGTTAACAGACAGAGATATGATGATACTCAAGCACGTAGAGACGTTTAATTTCATTACTATCAATCAAACGGTAGATATGTTCTTTAATACTAAAAGTGGGTATGACATGGCTAGGAGAAGGCTTAATAAGCTTATACAGAGCAATTATTTAAAAGCTACAAGAAATAATGATACCAATGAGAAGATCTATTACATAGATAATTTTAAAAATGTATCTCTTCATAGAATGCTGCTGATGAACTATTATTCAAAATTAATCAGCTTTGGTGTGGAGATGAAAACATTTGAAAAGGAGAAGGAATGGAACAATGGATCAATACGGTCAGATGGATTCTGCATATTTAAATATGGTGGGTATACATTTTACCAATTCATAGAGATTATTGTTTCACATAACGATTCTAACCTGGTCAAATACGATAAGCTTTACAAAAGTAAAACAGTTCAAAAACTATACAGCCTTTCAGATGATATATTTCCAACCTTAATTGCAATAGACAATGCAACTCATAAAAAACCTGTTGAATTAGAAAATACAAAAGTCATTTTGTTAGATTTTTCATTAAAAAGCGTTGCTCAAGTATTTATTTAAATATGTGTTTTTATTAGCGCTATAAGATAGGATTTAATATACCTTATAGCATTTACAAGAACAGATGATATAAGTCTATGAGAAGCATACAGTGACTATCACGACATTTTATAGGGTTCCAGTAGGCATTATTACAGGGTTTTGCGGAACGCAATAAGAAGGAAAAAATGAAGCGGAGCGGCATGACTGACTTCTAGCCCTCGAAATTTTTTTCAAAAAATTCATTAAGCCAACAAATGTAAATTTTATATATATTATACCAATGCTTATTTAGTTATCTATGTAAAATAATTCAATTTTTATATTTATTTGATTTGGTTTGTTTTATAAATACGGACTAATAGAGCTTAGGACATCAAAGGTGAAGTTTGGATACTTAATCCTAGTATGTAAATAGTATCTGATTAATCTGTACTTTATTTAACTGAATTTCAAAGCAAGAGGTCTATAAAAGGGGTTTATTTTAACACAGATATTTTAAATAAAATTAGAGTACAAAGGAGGCTATAAAATGATTACAATTGTTGAAATGTTTCTAGCTGTAGGAATAGCAGGGTACTTATTAAAGAGAAGCTTGATAGGAAGAACTATTATGCTATGCTTCAGAATTACAAAGGCAGGGTTAATATTTAACTATCAGTCACTAGAGAAGGTTTATAAGTACTTAAATTCTAAGATTGCTACCAAAAGCAAAAGAACTTCCAAAGCAGCATACAAAAGGGCTGTTAATGAAAGTTCCCCAAAAGTAGTATATCTTAAACGATAATCTTAACGGAAAAGGGAATTCAACACATTCTCTTTTCCAAACTATCTATATTATATTATGCTCGGACTCAAAAAAAGTATTCAATAAATTAATTAGGAGGATGATTGGTATGAATACAATATTGTTTATGGCTGGAACAGCAGTTGCTACAGCAGTCAGTGAGAAGGTGGCAAATGCATTTGGAAAGCAGGAATTAGGTCAATTTATTGCAATTAGTGGATTAGGCTTGTTAGGCTTAATAGCAGTAAAGTCAGTAAAGGATTTATTAGTAGGCTGCAAAACATTAATTTGAGGAGATGGTTATTTTGACAACAGGAGCTTTAATAAGTGAAATCATTAAAACAGCTTTCGTTACCCTTGTTTGCAGTAAATTACTGAAGGTCATGGGTAAAAAGGACTTTGGAGATATTATAGCAGCATCAGGTTTATGTATTTGCGGCGTGGATCTAGCAAAGATAATAGTACCATTTTGTAAAGGTGTTAAGGATTTCTTTGATAAAATAGGCAAGTTTTTCGGTGGCATTGATGATTTCTTTGATAAATGCAGCAGAGATATTAAAAAGATAGGGGATGCTCTTACATTCTGGAACTAGTGAGGTGGTATTATGTTTGGTACTAAGTATTATTCTTTCAATCAAAGAGGGATAAATGCACTTATAAAAGATATTAAGAAGGACAGAAATAACAAAGAACATCTTATGCTCGTAGGCGGTGTAATAGTAGCTTTAACAATAGGCGGTGTGCTATCTATAAATTATACTACAACATATTTTGCATGTGAAAGTACTAGAGAGCTTGTTAAGTGGATGGTTTAAGGTTAAAAAAATGGAAATAATATAATGGGATATTGTCGCATCAATATCCCATTATAATTAAATATCAAATTAAAATATATCCAATGTTACCTTTCTTAATGGTGTTAATATTTTTTTAAATTCAGGTGTATTTAAACAGATTATATGACTAATTAGACTATTTACGGAATCAAACGAAAGTATAAGATGGTTTGAAATGTTGTTAACTTCAAATTCACTTGATAAATTTGTTCTTATAATTACCAGTAATTTATTACTATCAGAAAGCCGTATAACTTTTAAATCACCATATTTAACATGAATTTGATAAATTGCATTGTTGTCTAAATTCAATTCATTTCTTAGCTCTACGGGCTGAATACTTTTTGAATTAAAAGTAATATAATCATCTTCTAGAGGCTTATCTACTAATATGATATGCTCTTTCTCTAAATTAAATTTCCAGTCTGTTGCTTTGCTAGTATCCCATTGAGATTTGTCTTTATACGAGACTATCTTTAAATGGTTAATTGATGTATATAATTCTAGATTTGAATTTGAACTTATGTAATTTTTTATCAAGCTTAAATTTAACTGAGAAGAAGAAATTTTTTGCATTTTTGCAAGACCATCAAATTTTTCAAATATTGAATCTAATTCCTCTTGTTCTACTGGAAAGTACATAGTTTTGTTGACACCCATTTAAAACACTCCTTATAAAATAAAAGTTTAACTAATGTTATAATTATATATTAGTACTAATGAACTAATATGTCAATAGAAAAAGTGTAATATTATTTGCCTACTTAAATAATTTTTAAAAAGGCTCTTTTAATGTAGAACATCAATGTCAGATGAACTTCTGCTCAAGTTGAGACAAAGTTAAAAACAGCAAGTTTTTAAATGTCATCAAAGGCAGATAAAATCTATACTGACAAGACATGTGGCCAACTTGGCCCCTAATGAAAATATTAGTGATATAGGGATAAGCCCGCAGCATAATGTAAAGTGATTCAAAGCCGCATAATGTGAATGATTAAAGAACATCGGGCAAACTTTGCCCTTTTGAAAATATGTAGCATTGTAAACTGAAAATGCTGCTAATATAGAATTATAGTCTGTGCACATTTGTGCATGGGCTAGCTTCCTATTTGTTATACAAATAGAGCTAGATTGGGAGAACCCAAAACCCCTTTTAAGTATTCAAAAAAGAAATAGCTATAAAAGTAAAACCATCTGAATAATGTTCAAGTGGTTTTTCATATAGATCCTTGCATAGAAGGGTATAAATTCCGCGGGCAAATTTTATAAACGTAATTGGTGTATGCGCGATTTTTCTTGAAAAAAACGTTCACTCAAACGATTTTGATTAATTAAGAAACGTTTTTCTCCGTTTTTGAACGATTTTCTTAAAATTCTATGTTTGCTTCTATAGGAGAGTGCGATTTTTAAAAATCGTGCAGGAATAAAAATAGTAGCCTGGTATGGGTAAGCAAATCCATCACTAAGCTGTTGATCTGCATAAAAAAATGAGGTATCTAATTGTACCTCAACAATTAATTAGTTTTGTATTTTGAGACGGCAAAATTCCCTTTTCAAATTACTAAGCAGATTTTAGTTCTTATAAAAGATATTTGCTCAGCCGAAAAGTCGGCTCAGTTATTTGCATTATAAATGGCCTCAGAAGTAAGTAAATTAGTTTTAATTAAAATACTTAGCAATTCATCAACTTTTTTCTGGAGCTCTTTGATTTTATTATCCTTTTCTTCAAGCAATCTATTCATTTTTCTACGTTCAAGTGGAGAATATGGTGTTAATTCCACATTTGCAAGTTTTTCTATTTGCTGTCTGTTATATAATGGCTTTGGAGTCTTGCAACGTGTTAAAATTCCATCTTTAGTCCAATTGTCAACTGTTCTTTCATCCACCCTTAAATATTTTGCAACTTCTGATTTTGTCATTATTGGTGTTTCCATCAACTTAGTCTCCATTTCTTATCTTGTAGCTTTAACTGTATTTCTCCTAATAAATTCTTCAATTTCACTTTCTGGTATTCTTTTACCCTTCTCTCCAACGCTTACATAGGTAAGTTTTTTTGTGATTGTAAGTTCGTATACCGCTCTTGGCGTTAAACTTAACAGTTCTGCTGCTTCTTTGATTCTTAAAAGTTTTTCCATTATTGCTCCCATCCTTTACTTTAGTATTATAAACCACTTCATTAGAGTTTCTTTTTAATATCTTCACTAATAGTGTTTGAAATTTTTGAATTTATTTCATACAACACACTTCGCAGCAAGTCACGTTCTTTTATTACTTCTTCGAGTTCGTGTTCTAAGCGTTTAAATTCTAATGGTGAGTGCTTGTCGAGCTTTGCACCTTCAAGTTCCATAATATATTGCAGGGTAAATCTAATTTCCCCAGGAACACCTTTACATGGCTTTATCAATCCTTGAGAAATATAGTCATTAATGCACCTTTCACTTTTCTGCCAACGTTGGCAAAGGTCTTTTTTAGTTAAAAGTCTTTCACTATCCATATTTATATTCCTTACATACTATATTACTAAAGCTCTCTATTTTAAATCGAACGGTTAATCAATTTTCTTTTGAGTCATCTTGTATCTGAATTTAGACATAGAGACATCCATTTCAGCCAATACATTTATTAAGTAGTCACGTTCGGCAGCGACTTCTTCTAGTTCATTTTTGGTTTTATTAAGTTTTTGTTCTATGTTCCTAAACTCTGTAAGTGAATATCTTTCAATTTCTGTTTGTTCTAGCTTCATAATATGTTGTAGATTAAATCTCACGCATGGAAGCCCTTTCACTGGTGTTATCCTTTTTTCTTTAACATACTGATTTATTGTTTGCTCTGTTAACTGCCAACGTGCGGCTAGGTCTTTTTTGGTTAGGAGTTGTGCTTTTCCCTGCATCTTATCATCTTCCTTATTTATCATTAGTTGCTATGTCTTCCGGTTTTCCTGACTTTTTCAATGTTTCTTCAACTTGAAATTTAGTGAATTTGCCAACTATATCATAAAGTTCATCCAGGCTTTTTTTATCCATTACATATATCTGGCCATTTTCTTTATTACATATGCGTACACATGTAATTTTATTTATTCCATCATCCAGTTTTTCCTTAGTGACTCTAAATCCTAATTCTTTTAGAAATTGAGCAAATGGTTCTTCAACTTCATTCATTTCTAAAGTAGAACCATCAATTAATTTAAAAAATGAAATATCTAATTCTTTTGCTATTTTTTCAATCAATTCTATTGACGGAGCAATATTATCACTTTCGTATTTTCTAATAGTAATTTCCTTTTTACCAATAGCTTCTCCGAGTTTTGCTTGAGTTAATTTCTTTTCTTTTCTAAATCTTTTTATATTTTGTCCTAATGACATATGAACACCTCCGTTAGTATAATACCATAAACGATACTAAAAGTATATGTTTTTTAAAAAAATGCTTGACACCGATACTTTAAGTAACTATAATAAAAACATAGATATTTAAAGTATCGGTTTTTGAAAGGAGGTGGTATCATGAATGTTAAGTTAAAAAGAATTTCAAAAGGAATGAAGCAACAGGATTTTGCAAAAGAATTAGGAATTTCAAAAGCTACTTTAATAAAAATTGAGAGAGGAAAATATGATTTAAGGCTCAGTTTAATGAAAAAAATATCAGAAATTTTAGGAGTATCAGTTCAGGAATTATTTTTTAATGAATAGGAGGATGTGAAAATGATAGAAGGAAATATAGTAATTAAATTTAATTCTAAAAGCAACAAGACAAGCCATACAAAATTTATAGCAGATGTACATTATGATCCATCAAACGAGAGTATAGGAATTGACAGTAAGTATTTTAATATGCTTGTTAGGATGAATACTGAAGATAAAAATATTGTACAAGCTGTTATAGATGCTCTGGCTGGGAATACAGATAATGAAGATATAGTATTTTTAATCAAAAGTGGCGTAGGTGTGCTAAAAGACACTAGACAATAATTTTATATAATTGATGATGTGGGGGGGATTTGTATGAATTCAGCATTAAAAATCAATGAAAATGAATCAATAAAATATGATGTAGAAGCAGAGATGGCACTAAACAATGCACCTGAAGAAGTAAAAAATGTATTTGAAGAATGTATGGCCATGGTAGAAAGAAGAACAAAAATTTATAAAAAGGCTGCCGAATTAATAAGGATTACCGGCAATATGGATGCGATAATGGGTGATGAAATGGCAGTTTTAGAACAGGTATTTGATGATAAAGAAAGTAAATTAGCTGCTATTAATACTATTTATTCAATTGGCATGATAGATGGAAAAAGAGTTGCGAGAAACGAAAGAAAGATGAAAACTCAAAAGTATTATTCTTCAGAAATCGAAAAACTTAAGAGTGAGATTGAAGAGGTCACAAAGGAAAGGGATCATTTAAATAGCGTATTAGTTGAAATAAAAATGGTATCAGCAAAATATATGTATTGCCAGGTGTAAATATATACTTAGAGTTAGAGTGGTATATTTAAATAATTATAAGGAGGATCTATTTATGACAGATACTATTTTATCAAACGAGGTCGTTAGAAACGCTATGAGAATGCAGTTTGAAAACATATCACAACAAATAGGCAAAGCAAGATTACTAGAAGCTTGTGAAGAAGATATGGAAGTGTACAACGAAACACAAAAAAGATATAGTGAACTTTGGAATGAGTTAAGTGATAAACTTCCAAAAGAATTATGGGAAAAGGTTTTTGAATTTGATTCAAAGTTAAATACAATAATGGCAATAACTCAGGAATTTTATTTTAGGCAAGGCATTAATACAGGATTAACAAAGTTGCAATTTTTAAGTGAAATGAGCGATGCAAATGTTTAAAATTATAAAAGGCACTAAAACTATAAATAAATCTAAATCATCAAAGGATGATAAGGGCGCCATATATACCAGAGCCTTTGAGAGAAACATGGCAAAATTAAAAAGTGAAGATTTATCTGAAGACAAATTAAATCTAATTACTAATAGAGCAATATTCTATGGAGTTATGGAAGTTATATATAACAAGATACATATTACTAAAACGCTTAAAAAACAAATGCATATGCAAATTTTCTACTAGACTTAAAGGATGCTATGGCACTTCTAACGCCAAGGGAATTTACGAACATATTTCCAATTGAAAAAGTATATGATGGCGCAAAATATGAAACTAAAGATTATTTCTTTACTGTACAAGCTATAGAAAAAATAGGTTGGGATTCTGTAATAGACGATGATATAGTCGAATTTCTATGGGATTATACCAATATATATGTCTCGCTTTTCTTGGTAGAAATGCTAGGATGCACAAGCGACATCGAAATTCAAAAAGAGGTATTATAAAATATTTTAAATATAATGGAGGAATTGAAAATGGAAAAAGAATTTAAAACAAAGAAAGAAATTTTAGAAGGAATAGTAACTGATTTAGAGACATTTGAAAGTGTGTGGAATGATAATTTCAATCAAGAAATGCATGAAGATGCCGGAAAAATTATTGAAAAGGTATGTAATTTAATTGGTAAATCAAAGATCATTAATGATAACCATTATAAAGTTTACGGTGAATTAGTAGAGTGTATGGAATCTGCAGCCAAAGATGGAGAAATAGCAGAACTAAGCTTCCAAGGTGTAAACATTAGGTTTGATGCAATAAGCATTGATGACAATGGATCAGGTGATGATGTTATTACGCTATATCGAGATGGCCTTAGTAATGAAAACTTTGAAAGAGAAGTTGCAAGATTACTTTTAAAAGGTGATTCAGAATATATAGTAGAAGAATCTAGTGGAAAAGGACTTTATCCGGAATTAATTGAAAAGCAATGAAGTTAGACATTTCGTATGGAGCTGGAGAATTTACAATCATAAAACAAGGGAATACGTGTGCAATTACATCTTTTAATTCAATAAAAAAATTTTTTCAAAAAAATTTTTTGCTGAAATTTCATTAAATTTTTATCACTTTTTGTGTACATTTATTATCAAATTGATGAAAAACTTTGCATTTTTGACTAGTTTTTAGGACATTTTTAAAAATGACAACTTGAATAGGTTATCACAATCAATATTACGTGTCAAGGTCATACTTTTTGTCCTGTGGATAACTTCTGCAAGAGGCTTGATTATTAACATTGAAAGGCATATAATTGTAATTGTAATAGTTAATAAAAAGGAAAAAAGAGATAATTCATATGATTTGTATTACCAGTACAAATCGAATTATCTCTCCACTTGGATTGTTGCTCTAAAAACATCCTATTGACATTCTAGCACGTAAAGGAAAAGGATACAACAAGAACTTTACATTTTGTAAAGTAAAATCATGCAAAATCATGCAATTTTATATCTAAATTATAGCATTTTACATGATTTTAACCACAAATATAAGTAAAACTTAGTAATTTTACGTATTTATGATTTTACTTATAGTGATCCGCCATTTGTTGTTTCTTATGGTATTGTTATACCCTTTGGTGCTATATTATATTCAATAGGCAAAGTGCGTCATTAGAGAGAGTTTTCAGCAATCCAAGCTGGGGACTCTCTTTTTTATTTTAACTTCTAATAAAATTGAAAGGATGATGTTAAATGACAGACGAAGCAAAAAGACTAAGAAACAACTACATGAGAAGTTGGAGAGCAAAGAATAAAGACAAGGTTAAGTCTCAGACAGAATTGTATTGGGAGAGAAAAGCAAAGGAAGTTTCTGAAATACAAAAAGCAAATTAAGCAGGTGGTGCAATGTGGAAGGATGGATAAAATTATATCGCAGCTTATCAGAGAGTGAAATTTGGTTAAAAGAGCCTTTTACCAAAGGACAAGCGTGGGTTGATTTGCTACTAAGAATTAATCACCAGGACAATAAAATAATGATTGGAAATCAGATGATTAATATCTTAAAAGGTCAAACTTTATGGTCAGTTAAGGATATGGCAAACCGTTGGAAGTGGTCAAGACATAAGGTTCAATTATTTTTAGAAATGTTAAAAAAAGAACATCAAATAGACTATAAAAGTACAACAAAATACACCATTGTAACCGTTGTAAATTGGACATTGTATCAAAATGAATCTAAAAAAGGAACATCAAATATTAAAAATAAGGACATCAACGGGACATCAAAAGGACATCAAAAGGACACAAACAAGAATGATAAAGAATGTATAAATAATAATATATCTTCATCAAACGATAAAGGTGATGCTGAATTAAATGCACAAATAGAAGAGCTTTGGAAACTGTACCCTAAGAAAAAAGGGAAAGGTGATGCAATTAAAAAGATACCTAAACTAATAAAAAAATATGGGTACGCGCAACTAAAGAGAACAATCGAAAGATATTCAAATGAGTGTAAAGGAAAGGATGATCAGTATATAAAGCACGGAAGTACATTTTTTAACGAAAGGAACGGATATATTGATTATTTAGATGAAAATTTTAAAATAAATTCATCGGTAGAAGATGAATCTAACCAATGGAGGCCTGACTAATGGATAGTTTAAAAGAAGTTGTAGAAGAAATTAAAAATCAAATAAATCCTGAACAGGTAAAAGAAAAAATAGCTAATGATCTAAAACTGCAGCTGAAAAATGATAAATGCTTATGCTTCTTGCATGGCGAGAAAACACCATCTATGAGCTTTGATAAAAAGCATAAAATGTATTTCTGCTTCGGATGCCATCAAAGTTATGATATCTTCAATCACTATCAGGAATGTTTCAATTTGAGCTTTATCGAAGCCGTAAAACAGATAATACAAGATTTCCATTTAAATATACAGTTTGGAACACCGAAGACTGATAGAAAGCCAAAGAAGGAACCTACAAACTATACAGACCTATCAGAAACAGCTTGTAAGTACTTAAACACTAGAAAAATAAGCAACAAAACCATTAAATATGCAGGTATTAAATCAGATTTTAAAAACAACTTAGTCTTTGAATATAAGAATGAACTAGGGCAGCATGTGAGTAATAAATATAGGCCGGCAAGAAAAATTTCAAAAGATGATATCAAAATGTGGTTTCAAAGAGATACGAATACTAATACTTTATACAACATGGACAAGGTTAATATAACGGAACCATTAGTAATAACTGAAGGAGAGTGCGATACACTTTCTATGATTGAAGCTGGATATAGAAATGTAGTAAGTATTCCAACCGGCGCAGCTAGTTTTGAATGGTTAGAAGCTAATTATAGTTTCCTGGAACAATTTAATGAGGTTATATTATGGTATGACAATGATAAGACTGGTAAAACAAGTGTTGGGGCTATATCTCCACGATTACCAAATAACATTGTAAAGATCGTAAGAATGAAACATGATGTCAAAGATATAAATGAATTGCTATATAGATACGGCCCTGATGCAGTTCTTGCAACACTGCGCGATGCTCAAGAATCTCCTTTGGAAAACGTAATAAACCCTTTGGACATCGCTGAATTTAATGTATTTGAGGCAGAAAAAATAAAAAGTGGTATAGCTCAGCTTGATGATTTAATTCTAGGATTTGTAATGGGTACAGTTGATATTATTACAGGCTATAATGGCAGTGGAAAATCGACGATTGTAAACCAACTGTATGTAGCTGAACCAATTTCTCAAGGATATAAGACTTTTGTGTATTCAGGAGAATTAACTAGAAGCAATCTGTTATATTGGATAACTCAAACGATATGCTTAGAACAAGATTTAGTTGAGTGTAGTACTAAGGAAGGCAAAAAGTATAAGAAAACTAGCGACAAAGCATCGAAACAAATTAAAGAATGGCTTAATGATAAGCTTTTTATATATGATAATGACTCGGACAATACGGCTTCAACAATATTAAATACAATGGAAAAGTTGGCCAAGCGAAAAGGCATTAGATGCTTCGTTTTGGATAACCTAATGACAATTAATCTGCAGTGTAATACACGTGATGAATTGAAGGCTCAAAGCGACTTTATGAGCGAACTAAAGAAATTTGCAATAAAGTATAATGCGGTAGTTCACCTTGTTGCACATCCAAGAAAACAATTAGACGAAAGTCGTATGGTTGGTAAGATGGATGTGTGTGGATCAGGAGATATAACCAACTTGGCAGACTACGTGACAGCGGTACATAGATATACAGAAAGACAAAAAGAAAAAGGTGGACATGATTATGACAGTTCAATTCTATTATTTAAAAATAGGCCAACCGGCAAAATAAAAGAAAATGGTATTGGAATGTATTTTTCAGTTGAACGCAAGAGATTTTACAAGCAAGAATCAGATCTAGATAAGAATTATGGATACGTTGAAACCGCAGACTTTTACGAGGTTGAACCAAGTGAAGAGATTTTAACTCAATTAACGTCATGATTAAGAGGTGAAACTTATGTATCAGGAAATAAAAGTAGATGAGGATTTTAAAAAAACAGAGCGATTACTTTATGATTATTTTAATGATTTAAAAGAAATAGAGCAGCTAGAAGCAATAATAAAAGTTTTGGAAGCTGATAGAGACGATATAAAAAACAAATTGGGTGTCGGGGATCCGTTGAGAGGAATTGACTATAGTCGGCCGAAAATACAGACCAATAGCATAGCCGACACTACAGAACAATGCGCTTTATGGAATATTGAACAATATGAAACAAGGCTGGGAGAAATCGAAACTAAGATAAGGAAATACAACAGCACTATTATTAAATTAAGATACAAAAGTCCAACAATAAAAGCAATTGTAAGTACTTATGGCGGGGACGAAGATCAAATAATTACCCTGAAATACAAAGAGAAATTATCAATGGAAAAAATTGCAGATGCTATAAACTGGTCTATGAGAACTACAAAACGTAAAAGAAATATATTAATTCAACAAATTTCAGGTTTGATAAAAATATTATCTTAAGGTGGTGGTTACATATGTTAGTAAATATTACTGAAGAGTCAGAGTCTAAAACTATACTCGACTACTTGTCAGCTTTAGAACCTTCAGGAACCTTATCATTAATAGAAAAAATATCATTAAATGCTCCATACTTAAATGAATATAAAAGCTATTCTTTGGAACAGGCGATGATTGAGGCAGAGAGGTTGAGTGAAAGAATTTCCAAAGCCAAGGTGTTTTTTGAAAATAATGCAGATGATATAAAATTTAAAGAACTATATGGAGAAATTGCAACAAAGTATGATTATCTTAGCTTTGTAATAAGCATTTTGGGGGAATTTAGAAATGAATAAAAATATATTTAATTTAGATTTTCTAATATTGGTTTTTGAAAAATTTAAAGACAAACGAGAGGAATTGTCTTTACGGTTGCATGATAAACTTTATGGGATCTTAGAAGAAAGTCATATAGCATTTTTAGTGTCATACTTATGTAACAGCAAAAAGATACAAAGGCAATACCGAACTAAGGCGATGGAGTATTTAAAAGTGTTAGAGAGTAGGTGTTAGTGTGTTAAAAAGTTTTTATCGAGAGCATACATCACAGGAAGAAGTTGAGGCGTTAGAATTTTTAAGAAGTGGCTCAGATTTAGCCTTAAGATTTATGGAATTATATCATACTAAGTACAGGACTAATATTGATTTGATAATTAAAAATAAGGCTAAGGGAAAATATTATAGTATTGCAAAGTACAACGATTTAATTATAACTGTAGCTTTTATACTAGAACATAATGTAGATATTGAAGGTATTGAACGAGGTTTTGGAAGACGGTAAAAAGGACAAAGGTGATTTAATGACTAAACAGGAATTATCGCAATTATATTATTTAAACAGGGAAATAGAAGAGCAGCAAAAACGCCTACAAGAATTAGAATGTATTTCAACATCATGTACAGCAAATATAACAGGAATGCCGCATGGAACAATTACAGGCGATAAAATCAGTATGTATGCAGCGGAGATAGCGGACTTGAAAGAATTACTAGACTTAAATTTGAAGAAGTGTTTTTATGAATTTAACAGATTGACTAGATATATTAATAACATTCAAGACAGCGAATTAAGAATGATCCTGAGTCTTAGATTTGTAAATGGACTATGTTGGGAGCAGGTCGCGGCAAGTATTAGTCCTTATGCATCTGGTGAAAGTGTACGGAAGGCAAGCGAAAGATTTTTGAATAAGAATTAAAGCTGTCCGTTTTGTCCGGTTAGTGTATGTTATATTATAAGTGGGTATAAAACATTAAAGCAATTTATTCTCTTCCTTACTTTCTTTCAGGGATAGATTGCTTTAACATTGAGTATAGATAAGGAGCTGTAAAAGGCTCTTTTTTAATGCTCAAATTTAGGAGTTGACTGTTATGAGGGTTAAGAATAGCAAGTGTAAGAACTGCCCATGGAAGACTAAGATTGATATAAATGAATATGTGTGCTTAATGATTAAGTGTGTGAAGGATAACTCAAATGGCTAAGGAATTTGCAAAAGCTTTTTATAATAGTAAAGAGTGGAAAGAATGTAGAAAATCATTTATATCATACAGAATAACAATAGACGGTGGTATGTGCGAACATTGTAAAGAAGAATTAGGTTATATAGTAGACCACAAAGTTGAATTAGATAATGAGAATATAAACGATGTATATGTATCGCTGAATCATGACAACCTTCAGTACTTATGTTTGAGGTGTCATAACGTTAAAACATTTGGTATAGCGAATGCAACTAGAGATGATGTTATGTTTAATGAGAATGGAGATTTAGTACAGGCCCCCTTAAAAAATAGTATTAATTTTAAATATTAAGACCGATGGTATACATTCAAAGAATACAAATGGCGGCATATGAGGGGGTGTAGTCATAAATGAGGAAAGGAAGGCGGATATAGTGTTAGATATCGAAAGAAACAAAGAAATAGAAGCAGGAATTTTGGAAGAAATAAAAAAGCTTAATAGATTGTTTGCAAAACTTGATCCAAAGACCAAAAAGGCTGTACATTCCTTAATTGAAAATGCCGCCTTCATGTCCGTTACACTTGCAGACTTACAAAGATCAATAAATCTTAATGGAGTTGTTAGTGAGTATCAAAATGGAGAAAATCAATGGGGAACTAAGAAAAGTCCTGAAGTCGAAGTCTACAACTCAATGATTAAAAATCATATGGGAGTTATGAAACAGCTTACAGACCTATTACCAAAGCAGGAACCGTTACAAAAAGATGATGGCTTTGATAATTTCATAGGTGCACGTGATGATTAAATATCCAAAAGACTATAATCCTATTTTAGAGTATTGGAATTTAATTGAATGTGGTCAAGAAGTTGTTCCTGACAAGATATATAGGACTTATAAAAAGGTTGTATTTGATTTGTCCAACAATAGCAGTGAGTACTATTACAGCCATAGAAGAGCAAATCATGTTATAGAGTTTATTGAAAACTTTTGCCGGCATTCAAAAGGGAAGATGGGTGGCAAGCATGTTATCTTAGAACTTTGGGAAAAGGCAATGTTGGCAACTATATTTGGTTTTATTGACATTGAAGGTAATCGTGAATACAGAGAAGCAATTCTCATTATCGGCAAGAAGAATGGAAAGTCGCTGCTTGCTTCATGTGTGGGTTTGTACCTTCAAGTTGGAGATAATGAACCAGGTCCTGAAATTTATGCAGTTGCAACAAAGAAGGACCAATCGAAAATCATATGGCTTGAATCTAAAAGAATGGTAAAGAAATCGCCGGCACTTAGAAAACGAATTAAGACATTGGTGGCTGAATTGGATAGTGATTTCAATGACGGTGTTTTTAAACCACTTGCAAGTGACTCAGATACACTTGATGGATTAAACGTTCATGGAGCTTTAATGGATGAGATTCACCAGTGGAAAAATGGCAAGGCTCTTTATGATATTATTGCCGATGGTGTTTCTGCTAGAGAGCAACCACTTGTTTTTATAACATCCACAGCGGGAACTATTAGAGAAGATATTTATGATCAGAAATATGAAGAGGCAGAGCGAGTTATAAATGGATATTTTGATGATAACGGCTATAAGGATAAGCGCTTTATAGCTTTTATTTATGAGATTGACAGCAGGAAGGAATGGACTGATCCTAAGTGTTGGAAAAAAGCTAATCCAGGACTAGGAACAATCAAAAACGAAAGAACCCTCGCTGATAAAGTTAATAAGGCTCAATCAAATCCGTTGCTGGTCAAAAACTTACTTACTAAAGAATTTAATATAAGAGAAACATCAACTGAAGCATGGCTTATATTTGAAGAACTGAACAATACCGCAACATTTAATTTGGAATTATTAAAACCTAAGTATGGTATTGGTGGCTCTGACTTATCATCAACTACAGATTTAACATGTGGAACTGTAATATTTATGGTTCAGGGAGACAATACGATTTATGCTTTACAAATGTATTTCTTGCCTGAGGATTTGTTGGAGCAAAGGGTTAGAGAAGATAAGATACCGTATGATTTATGGAGAGATCAAGGACTGTTAAGAACGGTACCAGGAAATAAAGTACACCATTCACATGTTACAGAGTGGTTTTTAGAAATTCAGAATGAATATGGAATTTACATTCCTTGGACTGGTTATGATAGTTGGTCAGCTACTTATTGGGTTGAAGAAATGAAAGGGTATTTTGGCCCTGAAAGCATGGATCCGGTTATACAGGGTAAGAAAACTCTCTCTGGTCCTATGAAAAACATGGGGGCAGATTTGGCAGCTAAGAGAATTAATTATAATAATAACCCTGTTTTAAAATGGTGCTTATCAAACACAGCAATAGAAACTGATAAGAACCTAAATATACAGCCTTGCAAGACCAAAAACCAAAGAAGAAGGATAGATGGTACTGCAAGTTTACTAGATGCTTACGTGTGCTTAGAACGGCACATAGAAGATTATATGAACATGATTTAGAAAGGAGGTAAGAGTTTGAAATTATTTAAAAGATTTTTTAATAAGGATGAAACAGTCACACGATTTGAATTGATAACTGATAAAGGCAATGGATTCTATGCTTGGAATGGTAACCTTTATAAATCTGATATCATACGAGCTTGCATAAGACCAAAGGCAAAGGCCGTAGGTAAGTTGGTTGCTAAGCATTTGAGAGTATCGGTAAATATTGACGGCTCAACTAACTTGAAAGTAAATCCTGATGTATATATGAGATTCTTATTAGAAGAACCAAATCCATATATGACAGGCCAAATGCTGCAAGAAAAAGTAGCAACCCAATTGCAGCTTAATAACAATGCCTTTATTTATATTAACAGAGATGATAATGGATATGCAACAGCATTATATCCAATGCCTTGCTTAAGTGCTGAAGCAATTTATAATCAATCTGGAGATTTGTTTCTAAAGTGTACTATGCAAAACGGTAAGGTAGTCACTTATCCTTATGCTGACATAATACATTTAAGGCAAGATTACAACGAGAATGACATATTTGGAAATAGTCCCAAAGACACCTTAATGCCATTGATGGAGATAGTTACTACAACAGATCAGGGTATTGTAAAGGCAATTAAAAATTCGATGGTTATTAAATGGATGCTGAAATTTAAAAATACATTAAGACCTGAAGATAAACAATCAGAAATAGATAAATTTGCAGACAATTATTTAAGTGTTGATAATGGCAAGGGGGTTGCAGCTATAGATCCTAAATTCGATGCAGAACAGGTTGAGGATAAGCCTTATGTACCTAATGCGGCTCAAATGGACCGCACAGTACAGAGGCTTTATTCATTCTTTGGCACTAACGAGAAAATAGCTCAATCTAAGTATGATGAAGATGAATGGAATGCTTATTATGAGTCAGAAATAGAACCATTGGCCATGCAGTTAAGTGGAGAGTATACCAGGAAACTGTTCAACAGGAAAGAGCGAGGTTTTGGTAATTCAATAATATTTGAAGCTTCTAATCTTCAGTATGCTTCAATGTCTACAAAGTTAAACTTATTCCAGATGGTAGATAGAGGGGCAATGTTGCCTAATGAATGGCGTTATGTTATGAATTTAGGTCCTATTGATGGCGGCGACAAGCCAATAAGAAGACTAGACACAGCAGTTGTAGGAGGAGGTGAATAATATGGCCAAGATAAATATAAAGGGTCCAATAATATCAAGTCAGCAGCAATGGATATATGACTACTTTGGAGTTGAAGCAACTTCTCCAGCAAAGGTAAATAGAGTTTTAGATTCTATTATGGATAATGAAGATTTAGAGATTGAAATAAACTCATGCGGTGGAGATATTTCAGCAGGAAGCGAGATATACACAGCTATTAGAGCATATTCAAAAGGCAATAAGGTAGCAAATATAGTTGGAAGCGCTTACTCAGCAGGTTCCGTAATTGCCATGGCATGTAAATGTTATATGTCACCAACTGCAATGATGATGATCCATAAAGTAAGTTGCAGCACTGAAGGTAATTCTGATGATATGGACAAAATGTCACAAACATTGCAAGTAGCAGATCAAACAGTTGCTAATGCTTATGTTGCAAAAAGCGGTATGGCTATGAAAGATGCATTGAAAATGATGGCTCAAGAAACATGGCTAACAGCTCAACAGGCAAAAGACAAGGGCTTAATTGATGGTATTATGTTTGAAAATACAACTCAAAGCATGCAACTCAATAATTCCTTTAACGGACTAATACCATATGAAATAATTAATAAAATGCAAAACCAAAGGCTTAGCAATCTAAGCAAAGACAGACTCAAAAATAAATTCAATTATTTAAAACTGAAAGGCGGAATTTAAAAATGAAATTTAAAAACAAAGAGGACTATTCAAATCAAAGAACATCATTAATGAATGCTATTCAAGGAATGATGGACACAGCAACTTCAGATGAAATCACCGCAAAAATGGCAGAGGTTGAGGCACTAGACAACGCATGGGATGAAGATGCGAAGGAACTAGCAAATAAGGCAGCACTGGAAGATAAGCTTAAAGTGCTTAACATCGTAAATAAAGGGGTGAATGTAGTGGGTACAGTAATGGATTCAACTAACTCAGCAAGCGAAGATATGTTTGCAAGCGTAGACTATAGAAAAGCGTTTATGAATAATTTATTGAATGGAGCTGCAATACCTGGCCAATTCATGAATGTAGATGCAAATACAAAAACAAGTGATGTTGGAGCAGTTATTCCAACAACAGTAATGGAGACGATCGTAGAAAAAATCGAAGCTTATGGAATGATATTGCCTTTGGTTACAAGAACATCTTACAAAGGCGGTTTATCAATTCCTACTTCTAGCGTTAAACCAACGGCTTCATGGGTTTCTGAAGGTGCTACAAGTGACAAGCAAAAGAAACCTACAGGTTTAATTACTTTCAATTACTACAAATTAAAATGTGTAATCTCAGTTAGTTTAGAAGTTGACACCGTTTCATTACCAGTATTTGAAAATACTTTTATAAACAATGTGGTTGAAGCTATGACTAAAGCAATTGAGCAGGCAATAGTAAGCGGAACAGGCACAGGGCAACCAAAAGGAATACTCACAGAAACTCCTGTGGATGGTCAAGCATTAACAATAGCAAAGGCAGCGAATATCGGATATAAAGATTTAGTTACAGCCGAAGCAGCATTACCGCTTGAATACGAACAGGATGCAGTATGGTGTATGTCTAAGAAGTCCTTCATGGCTTTCATAGGGCTAGTAGATTCAACAGGCCAACCTATTGCAAGAATAAATTATGGTATAAACGGAAAGCCTGAAAGAACTCTTTTAGGTAGAACTGTAGTGTTAAATAACTATGTATCAAGTTATGCAGATACAGTTGCTGCAGATACAGTTTTTGCATTCTTATTTAACTTTAAAGATTATGCATTAAATACTAATCTAAACATGACAATAAAAAGATATGAGGATGATGATACAGACGATCTAATAACTAAAGCAATAATGCTAGTAGATGGCAAAGTTGTAGACAAAAACTCACTTGTTACTATAACTAAGAAATCAGCTTAATGGAAGGCTTAGTCCTTCCTTCCTTTTTAAGGAGGTATAATAATGCTAATAGATAAGGTAAAACTAGCATTAAAAATTGATGATAATACTTTAGACGATGATATTCAAGATACAATAGATGCTGCAATAGCAGATATGAAACTGTGTGGTATTTTTGAAAGTAAAATAGTCGATACAGATACATTGATTCTAAGAGCAATAAAGACATTCTGCAAAGCTGAGTACAGCAAAGACGATAAAGAGTCAGGCAGATATAGAGATTCTTATGAAATGCTTAGAAATCATTTATCTATGTCTATTGACTATAATACAGAGGTGGTAACTACACCATGACAATTGAAGAATTAGACAAGAGAATAACTATTGTCACCATAACAGCTGTAACAAACGAGAATGGCTTTGAAGAGGAACAGGAAACAGAATATTGTATGTGTTGGTCTAAAGTATCTAATATAAGCGGTACAGAGATATTTAAAAGTAATGCAGATTTCAGCAAAGTTGTTACTAGATTTATTGTTAGATTTAGAAAAGATAAAATATTCAAATCTGATATGAAAATTAGATGGAATAATAATCTTTATAACATTGTATATGCAAACAACTACAATGAGAGTAATGATTTTGTTGAATTGGTTGCCGAGGTGATTTCTAATGGGTGAAACTGAAATAGAATTAGAAGGCATGGGTGCACTACTAGCTAAGCTTGAAGATATGAGTACTAAGGTTGCAAAGGATATAACTAAAAATGCATTAACGAAAGCTGGAGAGTATTTAGAAGAAGAAATAAAAAAGGAAGCTCCAAATCTGACTGGTAACCTAATAAAATCAATTAAAGTATCTCCTATAAAGACTAGAACTAAAGGCGGTATCAAATTTGTTTGGGTTGGCGATGTTGATAGGAAAGCGGAATATTCATGGTGCGTAGAATATGGAACCTCAAAGACTCCAGCGGATCCATTCATGGCACGTGCTTTTAATAAAAATAAGTCAAAGGTAAAGGAAATAATTGCTGAAGAATTAAAGAGAGGTTTGGGAATATGATTAATAAATTAATAATAGATTCGTTAAAACCTTTAAATATTCCGGTATCTTTGCTTAAATATACAGGTTCTTCCGATGAATATATAGTTTTTCAAGAATATTTACAACAGTCTGAGGGATTTTCCGAAGACGATGAAGAATTGACAGGACATTATATTCAATTAAATTTATTTACTAAAGGTGACAATACAAGTCTAGTGCAACAAACTAAAGAATTATTGAATAATTCAGGATTTAAAAGGCAAAACGAATATGATTTATTTGATAACGAGACAGGATTTTACAATCATGTGTTTCGTTATTTCTATTTAGAACAAATTTAAAAGAAAAGAGGTAACAGAAATGAGACAAGTTGGACTTAAAGATATAACTATAGCAAAATTGCTTACAGATGTCGCAGGCGGGACAACCACATATGATACACCCAAGAAGCTTGAAAGAAGTATAAAAGCTTCAGTACAGCCAAAATCAAACCAATTGAAAACTTATTCAGACGATAATGTGGAAGAGGTTTTAAATACCTTTGACAGCATAGATGTTGAAATAGAATTAAATCAATTATCACTAGAGAGTAGGGCGTTACTGCAAGGTGCAAAAGTAGTAAAGGGTGTACTGTTAGAAACTAAAAATGATATTGCGCCAGTTGTTGCATTAGGGTTTAAAAGTAAAAAGACAAATGGAAAATATCGTTATGTGTGGCTGTATAAAGGCAGCTTTGAATTATGTTCTGATGAATACGATACCGAAGAAGATCAGCCAAAGCCATCAACTGCAACGCTCAAAGGTACATTTTATGCTAGGGAATCTGATGGAGCATTTAGACTTATAGCTGATGAAGATGAAGTAGGCATAGATGCAGCTACAATAACCGGGTGGTTTACAGCAGTACCAAATCAGCCTGCTGCAGCTTAGAAATCATTAAAAATTTACTAGTGACTATATGTTACTAGTAAATTTTTTTATTTTTGGAGGTAAAAATGAAAGGTAAAGAATTTAAAAATAATGAAAAAATAATTGAATTATTAGATGGTAACCATAAAATAGCAATAGATTTCAACGCCTTTGAGTCGCTTGAAGAAATTTATGGAGATATGAATACTGCTTTTAATAAGTTTTCAGGGAAAATAAAAGTTACTGATATAAAGAACTTTTTATGTGCTGGAATTAATGCAGCTATTGAAGATGAAACAAAGCATTATACGCCATATCAGATAGGCAAATTGATAGACATGGAGAAGCTTCAGGACTATGTAACTATATTGGCAGAACTATTGAGAAAAGCTATGCCAAATGCAAAAGAAATTGACGAAGAAGAAAAAAACTAGATGGCCAAGACAGTCCTGAAGGTTGGGATTGGTCTTGGCTGTATTTTTTACATACTAATATTCTAAAATTGCCGGAAGAATCGTTTTGGAAGTCTACCCCTAGAAAATTAGACGAGTTATATAAAACGTATAAACAGGTAAATGGCATTGAAGATAAAGATCAAGAGGATTTTATAGATAATATTTTATTTTAACAGAGAGGAGGTAATGTAATGGCTGAAGATATGGGTTTGAATGTGAAATTGGCAATGGAAAGTCAAGGATTTCAGAAACAGATAGCTGATATCAATAGAAGTATGAAAGTTGCGCAGAGTGAATTTTCAGCTGCAAGTAGTAAACTCGGTGATTTTGGAAACGAAACTGACAAAGCAAAACTTAAGATGTCAAGCTTAGAAAAGCAACTTGAATTGCAGAAACAGATAGTTGGCAAGTACCAGGAGCAGTTGAATAAAGCAAAAGAAACACTTGAGAAAAATACAAAAGCTAATGAAGAATTAAGGAACAAAGTTCAAGCTACTACTAAGGCTTACAATGATTCAGTGGCCGCAACAGGAAAGAGTAGTGAAGAAAGTAAGAAGTTAAAGTCAGAACTAGATGCATTAAATAAAGATTTTAAAGACAACCAAAATGTTATCAATAGCAATACAAAATCAATTGATAATTACAATATTAAATTAAATAATGCTGATGCAGCAGCAAATAAACTAGAAAATGAGATAAAAAAGACAGATAATTCATTTAAAAATCAAGGTAAAGCTATTCAAGAAACAGAGAAAAAAGTTGAGGAAGGTAAAAAAGGATTCGGTGGACTAAGCGGAGCAATGTCTGCTTTTGGCAAGGTTGCATTAGTAGGTGTTACAGCAGTAGCAGGAGTTACAGCAGGGTTGGTAGCAATGGCAGAAAAAACTGTGGACAATGCTGCTGCAATGAAGAAACTAAGTACTGCAACTCAAATGTCGCTTAAAGATACTCAGGAATGGGCATATATCTTTAAAAAAACAGGCTCAAGTACTGATGTAATGCAAGCTTCTATAAATAAACTAGGAATTACAATGGGTAAAGCTGACGATAATGGTAAAAAGGCAGTTGGAGCCTTCAAAAATTTAGGAATAAACATAAATGATGCAGGTGGAAAATTAAAACCAACAGGGCAACTCTTTGAAGAAGCTATGACAAAACTTTCAGGCATGAAAGATATGACTGAAAGAAATATAGAAGCACAGAAACTGTTTGGCGGAAGTTATACTCAATTATTGCCTATCTTAAATAAAGGCAGTGAAGGTATTGAGGAACTAAGGAAAAGAGCACACACATTAGGCTTTGTTATGTCTGATGAAGGCGTAGCTGCTGCTGCTAAGTATAGAAAATCTGTTAATGATCTTAAAGAACAATTTGGAGCAATTGGGCAAAAGGTAATGACAGAATTATTACCTTATTTATCTAAATTTGCTACATGGATAACGGATCAAATGCCAACCATACAAGCCGTAGCTGACAAAGCATTTAATGGTATAAGTGTTGCTATAAAATATTTAGGTGACTTTATAAATACATTCCTAATGCCTATATTCAATACACTTGCTAGTTGGATAAAACCGAATGCAGACAGTATGAAAAATAGTTTTAACAGTTCATTTTTTGAGATAGGAAATGCTTTAAAAAGTGTAGGTGATACATTAAATAAAACACTAATGCCAATTTTAAAGAGTTTATCGGACTTTGTTAAGACTAATATTCCGAATATCAAAAAAGTATTTGAAGAGGAATTTAATTTTATATCTAAAACAACTATTCCTATATTTACTGCAGCTATAGGTACAATAACTCAAAATGTATTGCCGGCATTAGGCAGCTTATTTAGGGACATTGTAAAAAACGTGTTACCTTTATTTACGGATTATTGGAAATGGATGAGCAATACAATAATCCCAATGCTACAGAAGATATTTGAAAAGATAATGCCGCCGGTAAAAGAGATTATCAATAACCTTGGCATTCTATTCAAGGCATTAGTAGATAAATTTAAAGAGCAGATAGATTTTCTAACGAAAGCCTTTAAGTTTGCATTTCCATTTATAAAAGGTATAGTAGAATCTTGTATAAAAAATATAGGTAATATTTTAAGTGGTGTTATGAAGACGTTATCTGGAATTATTAACTTTATAACAGGAGTATTTACAGGCGATTGGGGCAAAGCTTGGAAAGGCGTTAAAGAGATATTTAAAGGCGTATTCGAAAGTCTTGTAGGCATAGCAAAAGCACCAATTAATCTAATAATTGGTTTAATTAACGGATTAATTAGCCATATAAATAAGATAAAAATTAATATACCCAAAATAAAGATTCCAGGTGTTGATATAAAACTAGGTGGTGGAAGTATCGGTTTCCCTACGATACCTAAAATACCTTACTTGGCTCAAGGCGGTATAACTACGGGACCTATGTTAAGTGTAATTGGTGATAACAAATCAGGTAAGGAAGCAGTGATACCTTTAGAGAAACTAGACGGAATAATTGAAAAAGTAATGAAAACAAATCAAGGTGATAGCATGAATAATACATTTAATATAACTACTACAGACAAAAATATAAAAAATGATATAGCAAAAGAATTAAAGTATATGCAGTATTTAAACTTTAGTGAGGTGTAGCATATGCAATTTACATTTAATAATATCTCCATAACTAAACCTCCAGCGGATAAGTCTTGGGGGGTAAATCAAATTGACGATGGCAAGGCTCCATTACGTGGCGATAACTATACTGCAAGTGGAATAAGCGGCAGGACTTACGTAAGTAAGCTAAGGGATCAAAAAAAAATAACACTTTATATGTGGGCAAAGAATGAAGATAAATTGAACTATTTAATGGACACTGTTTTTATTGATGGAGCGCAGCCTATTAAATATGTAGTAGGAAGCAAAACCTATAATTGGTATGGTGAAGTATCAGATTTTAGGCATAGTCTTGCAGTGAAAGAAATAATCAAAATAGTAGTTGAAATAACAATACCTAAACCATAGGAGGTGGTACAATGGCAGTTTATGATATACCTGCAGGAGCAAAAGAAATAAAGTTCATGGTTGCTTTGAATGACATAGGTTCAGCATCATTTAATATTTTGAAAGACACATTCTATGCAGCACTACCCAGTGTGAAAAAAGGTGATAAGTTTAACATTAAAATAGCTGGTACAGTGTTTTTTTGCTTCATCTGGGAGAAAACTCATGAATCTGAGTTAGATAATGGAGATTTTGAATTAACAATAAGCGGCGGTGGAACAGGCAGCCAATTTAAAAGGATAGTATTATATCCATTAAGAGACTTACAACGCATGAATACGAGCGATAGGAGCGTAATGATTAATACTTGTTGGGTTATAGTTGAGGATACTAATGTACAAGGTATTTATTTCAACGGTTACAATGGTACTAATATTAGGAATCTAGGTTGCACAGTAGGCGAAGTGTGGAGCACCTTAATGGCAGATGCAGCGTACAGGAAGGCACTTAGACCTCCTATTACCGGTACCGGCAGTACAGATACAGGTGGTGCATCATGGGTAAGTTACGAGCCTGAACCATTTAAATTTAATATTGGAACAAAGTATCTTGATATATTAAACGATATGGCAAGCAAAGGCCTTTTATTTTATAGACAAGAAGGACAAAGCGTTGCTTTGTATAATCCTTCATATACTTTTAATTCAGTAGATATAAATTCAGAAAAGGGCAAGATGAGCGGATATGAAGCAGATGAAAGCATTGATGATACGTTCAATAGTTGCTTAATTTTAGGCAATAATACAGTAACAAGCTATAGGATTGCAACAACAACGACCGAAACAGATTATATTGAAACAGAAGGTTGCATTACTAATGATATGACGGACAATCCTATTGCTCAGATACAAAACATATCTAATTTTATCAATAATGAGATAATAACTAAGAGTATCAATATGCTCATAACTCCTGATGAAGGAATAAACCCTATAATAGACATTTTACCAGGTGATAGATTAAAGCTTGATGGCAAGCTTAATGATAACAGAGTGTTAACCATAAGCGTAGCATTAAGTGATGATAATGAAACAGGCATGGCAACCATGGAAATGTCAGGAGATTTAGTTAGAACACCTAATACCAATCCTAAAACTATTAAAATGATGCAGGATATAAATAAATTAAAGTTAAAGACTAATCCTGATTCTTCATATGTTACTGCAATAAAGCAAAGTTCAGATGGTAAGACTCTGCAAGTATCAAATAGTGATGGCTCTGTAAGCAATTTGACTATAACTGATACTGAAATAATATTAGATGGTAAAACTATTCCCTTAAGTAGCCTTTAATAATTTTAAGCGTGCTAGTTTTTAGCACGCTTAATTTTTAGAAAGGAAATGATAATATGATTAATTCAATGTCAGCAGGCAGCGGAAGAAAGATAAAGGAAGATGACAGCGTAATCAACATAGCAGATATGTTAGATAAAACCCCAAAGTTAGTTACACTGCAAAACGCTGCAACAGCAATTGGAAACGGAACTGTATACAACGTTCAACCAGGAGACTCAAGCATAACATTAGAATTGACTGGTACTGCAACATCTGTAACAATAATTTTTGAAGGTGCTATAGGTGATAATTACTACCCATTGTTCAGTGATAACCTCACAGACGTGGATGAAATGTCATCGCAAGCAACATCATTGAATGCATTATGGGATGTAGATATATATGCAGTTGCCAAGTTTAGAACGAGAATATCAGCCATAAGCGGTGGAACTGTATCGGTTGTAGGCCGGGTAATTAGGGATTAGATAATTGGTATATGTCAAGTAAAGCAAAGGGTATTATCGATTTAAATCGATAATACCCTTTTATTTTTTGCCTATTTATTGTAGATGTTTTAGTATTATTCAATAAAACATATAATTATAGAATTGACGATATATATTTCCAAAACGTATTGCCATTTTGGAAATCTTGGCTATATTTTTTTATTCTGTAAGTACAAAACATCCCATAAGTAAGCCATGTTTTTGACAATTGCTGAAAAGCATTGTATACTGTAATTATTAAAAAATACACAAAAAATCTTTAAATTTTATATATTAATTGTAATAAATTTCAAAAAAATAAGAATGTTTTTTTTGTTTGTGGGGATAATAAATAATGGATAAAAAACTTGATACTATAAAAATTTTATATCATGCTAGTACAACCAGATGGGAATCTCAATTAAATGCAGGCATTGATGTAACATTAAAATTTTTAAGAACAGATGTTGATTTCGGAAAAGGATTTTATGCGACATCGAACTTTGGACAAGCTTTGGAATTTTCATTGGGAAAAACTAAGGATTATAATCAGAAAAATGAAAGAAATAAATTGACAGATTCTTTTTTTCCTGTACAACCACTTATAATGATTTATGAGTTCGATTAT